AATAACCCTGCCCACCACAGTTGCTGCAATTATCATAAGCTAATATAGCTAGGTCGTCTAGTTCACATTCATCTAGATACTTATCTATAACTTCGTCTATCTTGTTACAACTCATTTATTGAATCCATTCATAAATGCAAACTCTAGACTAGCAGTTACTTTATCTAGAGTAGAAACCATATAACAAATATTGCTAGATGGATATCCAAACTTCTCATCTAGATATTCTTCCAGGTTACCATTATATTCATTTATTACTATGGATTCTACATCTTCAGGATAATCTAAGAAATCTACAGTCTGGCTATAGAAGTTTAGAATTACTACTACTTTTTTTGGTTTCATAGTTACCTCTTGTTAGTTATAAGTTACCTATTCTACACGATGGATTTGCACCATCCCCTCACAGAACCTAAGTTCTCTCTATCCACGTTGCTCTCCCTCGAATAGGATTTATATTAAAAAAAATTTGTACGCTGCTAAATATACCTAGATCGATTTTGCTAGGTCAAATATATACACAATCTGATTATGAAATTAGGATTTTCCTGGAAACAAAAAAGCCTAATCAATATTTCTATCAATTAGGCCTTCTTGCTTTTTTAGGATTAAGCTATTTTTTAAGCATTTCTTGTTCTTGCTTTTCTTTAGCTTTTCTTATTTTACTATCAACATTAGACATATTAAGACTTGGTTGTATTCTATCATTGTTTTTATCTAGAACAACAAACCTCTCTTTTTTAGTAAGTGAATAGTACTCTTCATCTCTTGTTGCTAATCCATCCTTAACTAAAGATTGAATAAAGTTATTCCAACGTGTTCTTACTTCTTTACATTCTTGGCTATCACTTGACCCCCCTCTAGTTCCCTTAATAAGATTTTCACTTCTCATTAAGTTACATAGCTCTTGGAATTGGTCTTCCTTCATAGTGAATTTAAACCCTTGTAAAGCTAGAATATCTATCTTAATTGGATTCCCTTTACTATCTAGATTAGTTTTATAAGATTCTACTATTTTTCTTATGTCATTACTAGTCATTTTATTATATCCTTCTTTCCCTTGATTGAACAAGGTTGATTATGTTAAAAAGCGTTTTTACTTCATTAGGCTATTAGTTTAAAGCTACTAGGCCATCGTCAAGGCTACCTAATCACTAGTAGAACCTAGTAAATTAATACTAGGCATTGTTATTTATTTTAATGGAAGTTCTACAAACCAAGCTAAAACTCTTATAACTTGATATGTTATTGAGCAAGTACCAACTAGAACAATTATGCAAATATTCATTCTAACTACGAAACCAATTATATCTCTAAATATGGAATTGTCTACTCTCATTTTTTCCCCTTTCACTAGGTTAATTTATTTAAAAAGCAATATGTTTTTATTTCGTCTTGCGACTTAATGCAATTTAAGAAATTTTTTTGATACTTCCTAACAATTTATTGATATTTATCGACCTGGTTCACTAGGGGAAAAGGCCATATTTAGTTTTAGCAGATTCTGTGAATCATAATTATTTTGAAAAAACTTGAACCTGTTATTTTTTTTATTTGAAAAGAACTTGAAACTTGACTATATTAATTTATGGGACAGCTTACCAAATATAAGCCTAATCAGTTACTAGCAATTGAGCTTTATTCATCAAATCCTAGCTTAACACAAAAAGAAATAGCAGTTAAATGTGGTGTTGATGTAAAGACTGTAAGGAATTGGCTAACTAACCCTGAGTTTATAGATCAGATTTATAAAAGATACATGGAAATTAGTGGTTTACAGCTACCTGCTGTGATTAAGGCTATGCTTGAAGAGGCAAAGTCAGGAAATGTACAAGCTGGTCGATTAGTTTTAGAACATTATGGAAAATTAGAGAATAGGATAAAAATACAAGTTGAATCTCCATTTGAGAAGTTTTTAAGAGCAGAAGATGCAGAATTTGTTACGCTTGATGATAAAGATAAGGATATTTTGGATGAAATTAGCGTTCAAGACGATCTTTCTTCTGTTGAATTACCAACTAGAGACCCAAAGAACGATTATCCTAGCAAAAGAGTTGAAGAAGATAAGTTAAATCTAAAAAATGCTACAAAATTTGAAATTGAGCAAGAAAAAAAGAGAGAATATCAAAAAAAAGCCTATCAATTACGAAAAAGAGCTAAAAAAGTTGGTTTAGAGCTATTACCTAATGGTCGAACTAGCAAAGGAGCTAGAAAAAAGTGGTTGGAAGAGCTTGAACAACTAGAAAGGGAGCAAAATGAGATATAAAAGAGGTAGAAAGAGAAAAATGAGCAAAAAAAGAAGAAAAACTTCTAGGAAACGTAAATATTAATATATTTTAACTTACTAATATCCTTAAAAAGGATATTAGAGTTAAATATATATATAATATATAATATATATATATATATATAATATATATGGAAGATTTTAAAAAAAAATGGTTTAAATTTACAGATTATGTGCCTCATTCTGGTCAAGAGAGGTTACATTACCCTGAAAAACAAGCTAGATTCACTGTTGCAGTGTGTGGAAGACGTTGGGGTAAGTCTGTTTCAGCTAGTAAAGAGATTGAGTGTGTAATTACTCAACCAAACAAGAGAGCATGGGTAGTTGCACCAACTTATCAGACAGCAGAGAAGGTTTTTAGAGAAGTTTGGCATACTTGCATTACAGAAAAGCAAATGCCTACTAGAAGAGCATCATATCGTGATATGTACATAGAATTTGAGTGGGGAAGCATATTTGAGGGCAAATCTGCTGATAATCCACCAAGTTTAGTTGGAGAAGGTCTAGATTTACTTGTTTTAGACGAAGCAGCCAAGCAAAAGAAGAAAACTTGGGAGATGTACCTTAGACCAACGCTATCTGATCGTAAAGGTAGTGCAATTTTTATAACTACGCCTGAAGGCTACAATTGGGTGTATGAATTATACCTGAGAGGAAAAGAAGATGAAGATTGGAATTCGTTCAATAGTCCATCGTGGGAAAACCAATATGCATATCCTACAGGAGAATCTGACCCAGACCTTGTTGAGGCTAAGAGAAATATGCCACAAGAAATTTTCGACCAAGAATATGCAGCTTTATTCACGAGCTTTGCAGGAAGGGTTTACGAATTTGATAGGAATCTTGACGTGGGTAGCTATCCTTACGATCCAGGTCTTCCTACATATTGCTCTATTGATTTTGGTTATAGGATGCCTGCTGTGGGATGGTTTCAAGTTCATAAGGTCAATGGCGAAGACCACATAAGAATTATAGACGAGATAATACACAAGACAAACATAAAAACAGATGAGTTAGCACAAATGGTCAAGTCAAAGCCATATAATGTGGCTCAATATTTTGGTGACCCAGCAGGAAAACAAGTTTCTGGACAATCAGGCTTGGGAGATACAGAAATATTTCGTAGATTAGGCATAGTAATTAGGTCTAGAAGAGACAAAGTTAGTACTAAAATCGAATCTGGCATATCTCACATTAGAAGATACATAAAGAATGCAAATGGAGATAGATTCCTACATGTTGATAAGAAATGTACAGGAATTATTGCAGATTTTGAGAATTATAGATATCCAGAACACAAAGAGGGAAGTTTATTGAAAGAATCGCCTATAAAAGATGGCTTACATGACCATGGAATGGATATGGTTAGGTATTTTTTCATAAATAGATTCCCAATACCTCAGGCAAAACTTACATTAGGGAGCAGATAATGAGTTCATATTCAGATAACGTGATAAAACAATCAATAGGAGATTTTATTAGTGAAAAGTCTAGACATAGAAGGCTATATGTAGAAAAGTTAATTGATTACTACACAGGCACAAATGCTGATGGATATATATCACATTACTTTGGAGCTGGGTCTTTTCAAGAAATACCAAGATATCATATGAACATTACTAGAAAATTTATAGATAAAATGTCTAGAATATATACAGCTCCACCTGAAAGAAAGCTAAAAAGCAAGTCACTAAGTAAAAAATATGATGAATTGACTAGATACAAGAATACTAGGTTTAAGCATATAGAAAAAATGACAAATTTAATTGGAACAATAGCTACTTATGTCTATGTTGAGGAAAAAGCTGATGGATTATGCATTGAGCATAGGCCTATTTATTATTTTGATGTATTCTTTGACGAATCTAATCCATACGATCCAGTAGCAATAGTATATCCTATGCTTAAAACTACAGATTCTCCAAGTTATCTAGAGGAGAGTTTTGATTATTGCTATTGGGATAGTGAGCAGAAAATAACTTACAACTCTCAAGGTGCTATAATTGAAGAGGTCAATCATAATTTAGGAGTATTGCCATTTGTATTTACTAGAGATATTGAACAAATAGATGATTTCTTTGCAGAAGGAGCATCAGATATAGTTGATGTTAACGAGCATTTAAATATTATATTTACAGAGGCATGTCTAGGGTTAAGATTTCAGATGTTTGGTCAACCTTGGGCGAGTGGAGTCTATGATGACGACCCCCTTGCAAGGATGGGTTCAGACACCATAATTAATCTTCCTCAGGATGGTAAATTTGGCATAGAGTCCCCCCAAGGAGACCTAAGTAAAGTAATCGAGTTTGTAAAATTCCAAATAGAGATGTTAGCACAATCTAGGCACATGTATGTTAATTTTGATAGCAACCAAGATAGGCCATCTTCTGGTTTAGCATTAAAGATAAAAGATTTTGATAGAATGGAAGACTATCATGATGATATTGATAGATGGAGAAATTATGAACATGATTTCTTTTATGTAGAAAAGATATTGGCAAGTAATAATGGAATAGACTTAGGGGACAACCTAATTATTGACTTTAAAGAACCTGAGTATCCAAGATCAGTTGGAGAGCAAATACAAAGAGACGAATGGATGCTGTCAAAAGGATATATTACAGACGAAGAGATACTTATGAGGGAGAAAGGAGATATATCTCTAGAAGATGCTAAAAGAATATTAAAGCAAAATAGAGCTAATATGCCTGATCAACCAGAGGAGGCTATGGATGGCGAAGTTCAAGGGTAAGACTGTAAAGCTAAACAAACCATCTAGAATAAGAAAAGGCCAACCTGGATATGGTAGAAAAAAGTTTCAAGTATATGTAAAGGCAGGCAGTAGGGTAAAGAGAGTAACCTTTGGAGACCCTAAGATGAGAATTAAAAAGTCTAGTGCCTCTAGGAGAAAGTCATTTAGAGCTAGGCATAGATGTTCTAGTCCTGGCCCAAAAACCAAAGCAAGATATTGGTCTTGCAAGAAATGGTAAGGAATTATTATGAGAAGAAAAGCAAAAAAAGTAAGTTGGAGTTATGGTGGTAAAAGATATTCTGGCACATTAATACCATCTAGAGAAACCAAAACACATAAGTTTGCTAGAACAAAGAATGGTAAAATTAAAAAGATAAGAAAGAAAAGAAAATGAATTAAGTAACGATGTGCCAGGTTGGGACAATAAATGGTATTTAGAAAAGGTAAAGGCAAAAAGGACATTGACCCAATTGTCTTAAAATGGTATAAAAGATATTTAAAGAATGCAGCTCTAGTTATAGAGAAAGAAATAGAAAAAGCCTTTGACACAGAAAGGCACTCAAATGATAGAAGAGGTAAATGGCCAATGCTAAAGCCATCTACTCAAAGGCAAAGAGCTTGGCAAGGCTACTCCCCTAAGAATCCAATACTCTATAGAACAGGAAAATTAAAGAAAGATATAAAGATTATATTGACAGAAGATTTTGTTGAGGTTGTCACAAAAAACTTTTATTCAAATTTATTAAATGATGGTCTAACAGGATACAAAAAAGGTGGTTTGCAAAAGATAAAACCTAGAAGGCACTTGGAAATCCCAGATAAATTCTTTAACTTAGAAACGAGAAAGAAACTTACCAATTTTGATTTTTACATTACAAAAATAAATGAAGACCTAATGAGGTATGTTTATAAATTAAGATAGCATAGGAGTTCTATGAGTAAAAAGAAAGAAGATATTACTAAAGAAGAATTAATAAAGATACTTACACATTTCACAAAGACAATAGCAAAACTAGACAATAAACTAGATGTTATAACTCAAGCAATAGAACTAAATGACATGCCTGACGAGATCGACATAGAAAACCTGCATGGAGATGATATACCATTTCCTATTGAGACATTAGCAGAAATGGGTAAGTATTTAGGCAAAGTCCCATTTTTCCTAGGTATCACTTAATATTTGCATATATACATCTGTATGTTGTATCTTATCTACTAGAAAATACAACAAGGAGTATGACAGATGTCAGAAGAACTTACAGGTCAGCAGACCAATCCCCAAAGCAACGAGCAGTCAGCTCAAACTACAAAATCAGATGATAACGTAGATTACAAATCTCTATATTTAGAAGAAGTTAATAACGCTAAGAAATTAAGAAAAAGAGCTCAGGAATCAGAGTCACAAATTTCAGAGTTTGTTAAAGCACAGGAAACTGATAAGGTTAGACAATTGAAAGACCAAGAAAAGTTTAAGGAACTTTCTGAGAGCTTACAATCTAAACTTGACGAAGTTTCTCCATATAAAGAAAAATGGGAAAATTATGAGGCTAACAAAACATCCTTAAAAAGTCCTAGTAAAGTAGAGAGTCCAAAGCATACTCCAGGAGCTAGTAGAACATCTGTAGATAAAGAGATACCTAGTGACTGGGCAACTAAATTGACTCAGAAAGAAAAAAAGGAAAATTGGAGCAATATACTCGCACAATATGGTATTAAAAATATAAACAAAAGATAATTTCAAGGAGAAAATAAATGAATTATTTATTAAATAATATAGAGGGATGGGTACAGTCTGGGCCTATGGGTAATGACAAGCAGGCTTACCTATCTCCAGGTACTGCATTCGCAATTCAAACAAACACTGTGACTGCTAATGAGCAAGGTGAGAACCTAGTTCCTGAACTGTGGTCTGATATGATTTTTGACTACCTTCAAAAGAAGTTAGTTTTCAAGCCAATGCTACAAGACTATTCTGAGCTAGTATCAGGTAGAGGCGATGTGATTCACGTTCCTAAGTTAGTAGCTGGTGGTGGAGCAGAGCAGGCAGACCTTGGTAGTGCTAGTGTTGATGATGGTGCTAGTGGTAATACTGCTATTAAGTTTGACCCAACTAACGAACTAGAGGCAACAATCACAATTGATCAGCATTGGTATGCTGCTAAAATGGTTTCAGATGTTCTTAAAGTTCAAGCTCTTCCTGGCATGATGGAAAAGTATACAATGGGTATTGCATACGATCTTGCTAATAAGATTGACTTATACATTGAGTCTGTTCTTTCAGCAGGTGTTACAACAAATACAGTAACTCCAACTGCAAGTGCTGGTAATATTGATGAAGCAATTTCACTAGACGATTTTGCATCATTGTATGATAAAGTAAGAGCAAAGAATGTTGACCCTATCGCTGATGGATGTGTTTTAGCAGTTAACTATAAGATTTTTGGTGCTTTAATGAATCCTAAATCTGCTGCTGGTGCATATGTAGCTCACGCTGATGTTGTTGCAGGTGCTCAGAATGCTATCACAGGTCTAGTCCCTACACTATGGGGTGTTCCAGTTGTTATGAGTAATAGCATTGGTACAGGTGCTAACCAGCATTGTGCTTACTTGCTACATCCTCAATCATTTGGATTTGCATCTTCAATAGCTCCAAGAGTTACTTCACAATACGACATTGATTATCTATCTACTAAGGTAGTAGCAGACTCATTGTTTGGTTGTGGAGCAATCAATGAAGAGTATAGTGCTAAATTGATTAACCCTGCTAGTTAATAGTAGGATAGCTAAATTAAAGGGGGGAGATTCCCCCCTTTATTTATAAGGAGAAAAAATGTCAGTTAAAATTAAATTTACATCAATGTGTAGTCCTAAATATAGAGCTATGGGCATTAAGGAGCATGAAGTGATTACAGTAGAAGAAGAAGAAGTTCAAAGAATAAAATCCAATGGATATAATGTAGAAGTAGTAGAGACAGCAAAGCCTAAAAAGAAATCTAGCAAGAAGAAGGAGAAAAAATAATGGCTTGGAAAACAAAAACTCAAATTTATTCATATTCACAGCTTGAAGGTACTGATGCTAGTGATGCAGGAAATCTAGCTAAAGATGTTAGAGATTTTCTAAATGCTAACGATGGAACATTAGATGCCACTTCATTTCCCAACATATCAGTTAGTTCTATTGGAGATGAAGTATTAGTTGTCATGGCTATAGAAAACTCATAGAGATGTCTTTGAGCTTTAAATCAGACATAAAAACTATCGTAGAAGAAACATTATACAGACTAGGGTGTTATAGTGATGATGCCCTAGTTATGGTATTAAGGACAGGACAAGCTGAGTCAGGCTATAGAGTATTACAACAAAATGGTGGAGGCCCAGCATTATCGTATTGGCAAGTAGAACCAGCTACTGCAAAAGACTGTGTAGATAATTATTTAAAATATAGAGAAACAAGATACAATGCACTCCTCTCACTAGGATATACACCAAACAATATAGAGTATAGTTTGCTTTCTAATATTTCTGTTGGTGCAGCATTTTGTAGAATAAAATATTTAAGAGATAGAAAACCAATACCATCATGGGATGACGTAGAAGCTCAAGCTGCATATTGGAAAAGAGTATATAACACAGAACTAGGCAAAGGCACAATAGAGCATTTTATAAAGGCAAATGATGGATACTTTGAAAGTTTACCTTCACAATAACCCTGGGTCAACATTAACAGGAACTATATCTGGATACATAGTATCTTTTTCAGAACTACTAAGTCCTCTTTTAAGTTTCATGATATTATTATCAAGTACTGTCACTGCAATATCGTTAGCATATATCCAATATAAAAGGGCAAGATCGTATGGCAAAAACACCAGTAAGAAGAGTAGTCGTAACTCCAGATAAGCATTTCCCCTTAGCTGATCACGCAGCTATAAAAGTATTATGTAAATCAATAGAAATAGTTAAGCCTGATACCTATATTGACTTAGGAGATGTAGGAGAATGGGAAAGTGCATCTATGTGGAAGTGGAAGAAAAAGAAAAGACCACCTCTTGAATATCAAATGCCATCTATTGAGCAAGATATAAAAGATGTAAACAAGGGGATGGATATTATAGATGAATCACTTGATAAGATTAATTGCAAAGAAAGACATTTTTGTCAAGGTAATCACGATGCTTGGCTTGATAGGTTCAATGATGAGCATCCATATTTAAAATTATCTTTCAAAAATGCAGTAGATTTAAAAGGTAGAGGATATAAATATCACGAAATGGGCAAGTACCTAAAAATAGGTAAGCTACATTTTTATCATGGACATCATTATGCTAGTATGCATCATGCTAGGAATCATCTAATGAAACTAGGTGTTAATATAATGTATGGACATCATCATGATTTACAACAGGCTAGTGTAACACATATGGATGGACAGAAAAGTGCCTGGAGCATAGGATGTCTAAAAGACATGTCTGACGAAGAGAACTCTTGGCTAGGAAACATGAAACATAACTGGTCACATGCATTTGCTATTGTAGATTTCTTTGAAAATGGTTATTTTACAGTACACGTTATTCAAATTATAAAAGGTAAGACCTCTCTGTGGGGAGAGATTGTGGATGGGAACAAGTAATGGATTTCATGTTAATTCTAGAAACTTTTGGGTTGCCTGTATTTATGGTTATAGCCTTAGGACTATACGTTCAAAAGCAGAACAAGTGGATACAGGAAACATTGATGCAAGAATTAGAAGAGTCCCAGAATAGGTTGGAGGGGATTATGATAAAATTAATAGACCAACAAAAATCAATGCAAACAGATAGTTTCCCTGAGCTACACAAAGAGTTAGCTAGGCTTACAGGTAGCTATCAAGCATTAGTAAACATTATAACAAAACTAAAGAAAAATTAAAAAAGGAGATTATTATGTTAGAATCAGTAATGGGAATTATAGGTGGCAACTCTACAATGCTAGTTGGTGGAGGATCAGCAGCAGTTGTATTATGGGTATTAAAGAAGATTCCTAATGAACATATATGTGGGGTAGTTGAATCTGCCTGTGAGAATTTAGGTAAAGTAATGACACTAGGACTAGGCAAATGGAGTGCTACTAAAAAAATATGGAATAGCACTATTGAGCCATGGTTCATAGACTTGATTGACAATATCTTTGGAAGCATAGTTAGAGGGTTCATTAAAGGCCTAAGAAGTGATAACAAGTAAGTTAATTACGAAAATATTACCATTGGTATTAAAAGCTCTATTGCCTGAGTTAGCTCCATTGAAAAAATATGTTGAGGAGGACAATGAACTTGACATTAAAGTTAGGCAGCTAGAAGATAGGATTAAAAAGATCGAGCATGGTAAAATGCCAGGTCATTGTGGAGTTTGCCCAGATGCCAAAAAATAGAAGAGAATTAATATCTAGGCATGAATTATCTAAGTTAAAAAATGTAGCTCCTGGAGAGTATATATTAGTTTTAAATAAAAGAGATGTTCATGCCAAAGGTACTAATAACTCATGTGTTGAATCTATAAAAATTCCAATTAGAATACATGACGACTCCCTTGAAATATTAGGGAGTTTGAATGTTTTAGACAAACTAGACGTTTTAGAAGGAACTATATCTAAGTATCCTACAAGTGGTAATGATATAGCAAGTAAAGATTATGTCGATGCAAATGCTGGAGGCTCTGTTGCACTAAACGATTTAACAGATGTAACCTATTCTAGTGGAGATTTAACTATAACTGGTTTAGATAAGATTGTAGCAGATGATATTGTTCTTGATTCTTCAGCAGACATTACATTAGATGCATCGAGTGGTAATTTTATAGCTCAAAAAGGTGGTGTAGAATTTAGCGTAGCAAATAGTGCATATGCTGGTATGATATTAGGATATACATATCTACACCCAACAACAACCTTAAAAAGTTTTGAAATACAAAATGCTATTACTGTAGAAGATGATGACCATAAGATAACATTTAAGACACCTCCTAGTCAAAAAGTTGAGATAGAAGTAACATCATTAATTAATTGCCTTAGTACAGACGTAAAAATCACAGTAGGATTAAGTTCAGCAAATGCCACAGATGGCTATAGCGCAGTAGCAGGCCAGTTTGAATATGATAGCACAGGTATATTTTTTACTGACGATGAAGTTGACGATGACGTATTGACTTTTAAGTTTGTAGTTGAGTCAGCAAATCTAGCAGCTATTGGTTCAGAAAATACGTTCTGGATAGGATTTGGCACAGGTGGTTCTACCAAAACAGCTTATTTACAATATGGATATAGAAGTACACATGGAATAGGAAATCACCCATTCATAATAAAAGCAACAGCATTGCCAGGTACTATATATACAGGATAATAAGTAGTATGAAAAACTAAATAATTATATTAAATTAATCTATAAAAAATGGAGTAATAATGACAGCTTTAAAGGATAGGTCTATATCAAATACCTATAAAGACTTATTGACTGTGAAAAGTTCTACGCCTGGAACAGGGTTAACTTCTACATTAAGACCATTAGAAGATGGTGGCTCAAAAGAAACGCCATTAAATTTAAGTACTACTAAAATATCTGTAGAGCCTAGTTCTAATGGCACTGCTACATTTCAAGTTAAAGAGTCAGCAGGGAGTAGTACATTAAAATGTGATACTACTAACAATGAAGTTACTATAGGTAGTAACAACGAATATGCATTGATGAATCAAGAAGTTTTCTATTGGGAAAATAATCATACAACTACAACTGTGAATAAATGGTATAGTATGTTCCATGGTGCTACCTCTGGAGTTTTAGGTGGAAGTTCTACTATTAAAAATTTAGGAGATGACTTTGGTACTGGCTCAAGTCCTGAGGCTACACATAATACAACTCTTGGAGATAATAGTTCTAGTGCAGGTAATTACTTTAGCATGTTTTTTTGGAAGTTATTTAAAAGAATTAGAATTGATAGCATGGAGTTTCATTATATTGCTAGGTATGAAAGTTCAGAGTCAGCATACCCTGTCGTAGACTGCGAAGTTATGGAATATACAAATAGTGATGGATTCACAGGTAGTTCAGGTAATTTCACAGGGGGAACTACTATTGCTAGTAATAGTGCTACATTGACTAGCTCTGGCCTACATAAAGCTCAAGGATTAACAATTGATGTGTCTCAAATATCAACTGTTACTAATAAGGTATTAGTTCCTTGTGTTAGATTGACTACTGTTGGCGATTATGATTTAATATGTAAACTATATGTGAATTATCATGTATATTAAAATTTAAAGGAGAAGCTATGGCTAATAAACCATATTATGGAAAGTATAGTTCTGCTCTAACAGTGAGTCACAATAAAGGGACTAGAACTGTTAGTTCTAGAGGTCAATACAAAGAATTGATAGAAAAAGAGATCGAGCTAGATAATACTGATGGATTTGTAGGAGTATTTGAAGTAGATACTGATCTTACTTCAGGGTACAAAACAATATCAGCAAATAAAGGAAGAGACTTCAATGCTATGTTAATTGAAAATAATTCAGATGCAGCTGTTGAGCTTTTATATACGACAGGTAGATTCACAGATAACTCTTCTGCAGCTGATACTTATGATGCTGATGATTCACTTACTACTTTTATTCCTGCAGGCTCTTATACATACATACAAAATCCAAGAATTTTAGTATACGAACATGACTTAGCAAGTGGAAACCCTAGCTCATCTATGAACGCAGTGACAGGAGACACAACTAGTCATGACCCAACATATGTGACTGATAGTGGAGTATCTATAACTGCATCAACAACAGCAGCTTACGATTCTACAACTCTTACTGTTGGAGACTCTGATGTCTTTGCACCAGGAGACATATTATTGTTTAGTCCATTTGGGTCAGGTATAAATGCAAGTACTGGAGCTATTGATTTTGAAGCAGTAAGAGTGAAGTCTATAACTAATACAACAACCATTGAAGTTGAAAGAGGAGTGTTAGGCACTGATGTTTACGCTCATGCACATACAGATGTATCTGGTGCTAAATTATACTTCTATGGTGGGAATGAGCATGTACCTATAGCATTTATGACAGCAAATACATTAGCAATAGTTGCATCAACTGCAACAGATACTGGTGGAGCTATGGCAACTATAACTGATTCAGGGAATGGATTTATAAATGCAGGGTTTATCCCAGGTATGTTTGTGTCACTTGTAAAAAATGCAACTGATTGGAATGACGATGCAGGGATAATCACAGAAGTGACAGCAGGGACTTTAACTGTACATAGATTTCCAGGTACATTAACTGTGCAAACTGCAGGAGACCATTATGCATTAACAGGATATTGGGCAGGAACAGATAAAAATGGAAAGTATAAAAACAATACATTTTTAGGTGCTGCAACAAGGTCTTCAAATCATATCCAAGGGTTAGTTCCAGGTGGCCAATATATAGATTTACCAGTTCCTGTTTCTCAGAGATTGGGATTAAATAACTTAAATCAAACTACTAGCTCAGGATTAACTGCAAGTACAGCTTATAACTTTGCATTAAATTTAGATGGGCAAAGAGAGACTATTACCTTTACAACTGATGCAAGTAATACAAATTGGGGTGGAGTTAATGGGGTAATTAGTAAAATAAGAGCTGCTCTAAATACCAAGATAAAAGATGGCTCTCTGTATAGAAATGTATCTGTAGTTTTAGAGAATGGAGACATAGTATTTAAGAGTCATGTTGGTGGAGGAGATTGGAATGGCTATTGCACAAATAGAGGAACTGATCATAAAGTTAGGTCAGGAGCATCTCAAATAGATATACAAAAAGTAGGCTCAGGGAATGAATTCTTAGGCTCAGGGAATGTTCCAGGCGTGATGCAACCTGCAACTAGTAACGAGTTTAAAGAAGTCGAAACATTACATCCAAATACAAATGAAATTATTAATGACTATTCTAATATGCTTATAGATAGAGGAGATGGGACTTTAAAAAGAAATCTTGGAGGGCATGGTACTATAAACTATGAGAGTGGAGCATTAGAGCTTGAAGGACTACCACCTTGGTCACAATTACAAGGATACTACATAAAAGATTCAGCACATTGTGGTCAGCTAGATACAAAAGCAGGCGAAAGTAGAAATGGAATCAATAAAGTTTTTGCTAGAAGCGTAAATGCAAAAGCAAACGCTTTAGTTAAAATAACAATACTAGCTTAGGAGGAAATATGGCTATATCTGGGACTTACTGCACAGAACAAGACATTATAGATGTATACCCTAATATAGATGAGTACGACTCTAAGACTCCTATATATGGATGGGGTAGCGTAATAACTATAGGTTCTAACACTCATTACACTGCATACAACACAGGAAAAGTTGATACTTTATTTCTTGATGGTCAAAATAGAGCAGTTTCTAAGCAAGTTGCAACTCAATTAGATGGGGGTCTCAATGGTGACCTTGACGATTCTTCTACTAGCTTTCTTGTTACTAGTACTACAGGTATCCCAAATCCTGGATATATACAAGTAAATAATGAAATTATGGTAGTCACACAAATACTTGGCTCAGGTCTAACTGTAACTAGAGGTGCGCATGGTACTGATATTACATCACATTCTAGTGGATCAAAAATGAAATCTTTATATGATATAACAGTAAATTCATGGTATTATGATGAAACACATGATTTCTTAATGTTAAATAATTCAACAAGTCCACAAAATTTAAATGTAGAAACTGGTACAGATTGGTCATCATTATTGACTAGAGTTATTAAAAATGCATCTAGATATTTTGACTCAAGAGTTGATGCTAGTTTGCCAAGAGACCAATGGAAAGATAAAGAAGGTAACTATGATTATATCGTTGTTAGGACTACTGCCTTAATTTCTGCATACTTTCTTATCAATTCTAGCAATCCAGGTAGTGAACTAGCATTACAATTTATGGATGAAATAAACTTTAATATAGATCAGCTAAACACAGGTAAGTCTAAATTAAGCAATCAAGTATCTAGTGATGCATCGAGTGGTGTCCTAAGAGAGGTCGTTTCTCCTCAGAATGCCAACCCATTACATATCGTAGATACTAGAGGTAGTTATAATGGCAGCTATGACTTGCTTAAAATAGTGATAACTACATCTGGTGTTGTAGGCACAGCTAAATTTTCAGTATTTCAAAAGGGTGCTGATACATTAAAGACTGAGCAAGTAGTAAAGGAAAAGATAATTAATGGTCAATACCAATCTATAGGCAATGGCCTACAAATTAGATTTCAAGGTAAAGATGCAAGTAGTGAGGCTACAGCAGGAGGCACACCTGATGAATGGGAATTAGAATGTTGGGGAATATTAGAATCATTTGATGGTTCACCAGGTAGTCCTGGAAATACTAGGATGACAAGGAAAGCACCTCGTGTGAGATTTTAATGCCAATAACTTACACAAATATAATAAAGACAAAAATATTAGAGCCTATAAGGTCATTACTAAGGACTGAGTTTCAAGATAGCTTCCATATTTATATTGGCAGTATGTATGAAAGAAAAGGCAATCAATCAATCAGATTGGAGTGTACTAGGCAAGAACTTAACAGACATGGCAATATGGGATATGAAAATGAATATACTGTCGAAATAAGCCTATATTTAAACATATCTAACTATGATGACAAAATCGTTATGGACAAGCTATACAATGACACATCTAGGTTAGAGCAAATACTATTTAATAAGAGAGACTCAGCTAGTAGAGGCAATGATAATGCTTTCTATGGTGGAGAGATTTCTAATATATCATTTAATGAGAAAACTTCAGATGAACAGGAAGTTGATTCTCTGGTTTGTGCTAAGATAGAATACCTTTGTTTATATACAAAGATGTCTTAAATTAGCATATCAAATTTAACAAATAACAAGGAGGTATTCCTATGGCTATCAAGTATAAGCTAAAGGAAGGCAAGACTCTAGAGGATATCCCTAAGCCTGGAAATATTGGAAAGTATATTTCAGCATGTCTAAAGGATAAAGGCTTCTATGTAGCTGATGCTCAAGGTATCCCAGGGAAATGTCTACCATTTTTAGAAGAAATAAAAGAAACCAAAGCTAGTGATACAAGCGTTAAGCCTGTTTCTAGTAATAAAAAAGTAAAGGGAGGTAAATAATGGCTGTAGATACTAGTTTTTTTCAGAGTAGTGAGCTACAGATGGGGGTTGGTATAGATAATACAAATGTTGGGACTGCCTCCTCTGCAATAAAAGCAATTGAGACTGAGAGTGTCTCTTTACCAACATTTAATGATTATAAATTAGAAAGAAGAGGTGGAGCTAGTTCTGGTGTTTTGACAGAGCCTGCTGACTTATTTATTCATAAGCCAGGTGGTATTATAGAGTTTAGTGCTAATGGGTTTATGACAGATGAGTTGCAAACTATTTTATTGCCAAATGCATTAGGAACAGCATACTCTACTAATACTATCACTGTAGCAAAAGATAACTACAAAACCAATACAACATTCCATCAGCATGATACTGCTGGTGCAGACAAGACTTTAACATTTGCATTTAATTCATTAGGGTTAGGTAGTAATGATTGCATTACTGTCCCTGGGTGTGTGATAACATCACTTACTCTAAATTGGGATGCTAATGATGACGCAGGAAGAATTAAGTTCGATCTTACTGCTCAATCTAGAGTACCTGCTGATTTTGCTGCTTCAGCAACTATAGCTGCTTATGATACAGACTATTGCTATGGAACAGCATATAATGATAATTGGCAATTAGCAGGTGTAGATGCCTTTTTTAAGAGTTGGTCACTTGCAATTGAAAACCCTGTAACATATATGGGTGGTTCTGATTCTGCAGCTACAATCGTTGATGGAGAGCCACAAACTTATATAAGGTCTATCCCTAATCTAGGTATAACATTCCAAAGTGTTGTAAAGTATGATGCAACTCTAGACCACCTGTGGAATAAAATGAGAACTTCAGGTGCTAGTGGTACAGTTAGTCCAGGATTTTTATTACAAGAAAGTACAGGAACACCTACACACTTAATTTCTGCAGAGGATTGTAGCATTGAAGAAATGTCTTATGATGAGGGAGATTTCTTAGGTCTAAATACTACAATGAAAGTAAGAGATGGAGCATCTGCTCACTCATTTAAGTATGTATGGCCTCAATCATAATAAACTAGGAGATTATCATGAGTGATAAAAAAATCGTTACTCTACCTAAAGATAGCGTTGAGCTAGAATCTGGTAGAAAAGTTAAGATAAAAGATATGTCAATAGATGATATAGATTTTTGTAGTGATGTAACTACAATACATCAAGATGGTTCTGGAGGTACTTATTTTTCAGGACTATCTAAGTCTAGGACAGCATGGTTAAGAAGAGGAATAGCAGGAGGCGAATTTAAAAATTTTAAATTAAATGCCAATGGATTAGTTGATGACTCTGTTTTAAAGCAATTATCTGAAGTAGAAAAGAATGAGTTAATTAGCAAAATACAGGATTATCAAGCTATGGGGGAAGAGAATCCCTCTCATTAGCTTTTTCTCTCTTGCTAGATAAGCAGTGCAGAGGGTGTCCATATTGCACTTTTCCTTATGTAGCTACTGTCCCTGTGAAAGATGAAAGTGGGAAGTTCCCATTAAAGACCTTTTACAACATTGAAGATGTATGGGATTCCATATGGTTAGTCAAGCAAGACACTATGGATAACTCTAAAGGGGCAGATAGTATTAGCATAGCAGGATCAGTTAGTACTCAATTGCCCTTTTTTTGTTGTCCTAATAACATTAAAGATGATTCTAATATATCTGTTATTAATAAGTATTTTTATTGCAAAGATTTTAATACTTCTCCATATCCAGGGTCTTATGGCGATACGCCAAACAGATGGATACAACAAGTTTCTATTATCAAGAGTGCTGTATCTGTAATTGAGAAAAGAGCAATGAAGAAGAATAATAAAAAAGGACAATAATGGCTAAAAAGATAAACTTAAATGCAGATATAAAGGAGATAACTAAAAGTATTTTAGCTCAAACTAGAGCTGTAAATAAAAATACTAAAGCCATAAATTCAAACAATGCCACTAGACAAGCTACTTTAGCTACTCTAGAAAGCATGGCAGCTGTATTGTCAAAGCAAACTGCAGCATTAGAGCAATTAACTGCTTCCTTAAACAGAAATACAGGTTCTCAAAGAAATAATAATAAGCAAGGGTTATTTGGAGTAAAGACAAATAGACTCCTATCTGGATCGTTTGCAACCTTACGTTCACAATTACTATTAGTATCATTTGGTTACCTAATGCTAAAGAGGAGTGTTGGTGCTTTATTGCAACAGCATTCTGACTTTGAAGCCTCAATTGCAAGAATAAATCAAGGACTACATACAACAGGGAGATTCTCACAAGCTACAAGTGAGCAAATGCTTGGTATTGCAGATGCATTAGAATTAAGCACAGGTGTAGCAGGGACTCAAATAAATGAAGTTGTTGGACTAGGAATAACATTTACAAACATATCTACTTCTATTATGCCAAGGTTTACTAAATCTGTATTAGATATGACTGCTGGTATGAACTCAGGAGCTATACAAGCAGAGCAATTAAAATCAAATAGTATTGTTCTTGGTAAAGCTCTTAACGACCCAATACAAGGAATATCTGCATTAACAAGAGTAGGTGTCCAATTTACTGATCAACAGAAAAATCAAATAAGAGCTGCAGTTACTTTTGGAGACGTAATGCAGGCTCAGAAGATTATATTAGAAGAAGTAGAAAAACAATTTAAAGATAAGGCCTCACTAGATACATATGAAAAGACTATTAGAGAGCTAAACACAACATTTGATAATCTACTTAGGGTAATTGGAGAAGACTTAGCACCAGTTATTAAAGATTTAGCAGAAGACTTAACAGATTTTATTAGGGAGACTAAGCCACAAGATATTTATGATTTTGCTGAGTCTTTAGTATTTGCAGGTGGTAGTGCCTTATTATTGCAAAGAGCATTATCATCCACATTAACATCTTTAGCTGCTGGAACATTAAGCTACAATGGCCTTAGAATGGCAGTTGGTAAATATGTAGTAAAAGGCGATGGCCTACTCCAATTATTAAAAAAACAAAATCTTGCAAAAAAATTATTACTAGGCACAACACAACTATTAAAAGGTAGACTTGGATTTTTAGGATTAGTTGCATCTCTTACAGGTCTACAACATTGGTTTAGAGGAACTACTAAGACAGCTAAAGATTTAAATGATGAATTATTAGAATCTATAGAAAATAGTTCAAACTTAACATCCCCAGAATTATCAGTAGGAGATACAACTGGAGCAGGAGTTGCTGATAAGGATACTTTAATAAAAGCTAAAATACTAGAGCTAGAAAAATTAAAATCAACTCATGAAGCAACCTCAACTTCCTTGCAAACTAGAATTGATGAGACTAATGATTCTATTAATAGTGCTACTACAGGTAGTAACGAATTAAGTAATGAGCTAATGCTAATGACTACAGTATATGCTATGTTGGCACAAGCACAAAATTCTCAAACTGGTATGTTCTCAAGAAATGTTGAGAATATGGCTAATGCAACTCATGGTGTTGTTGGAGAGGTTAGAGACTTAAATTCAGAAACAGGAGAAATTGATAGAAAAATAGAGTCTTTTACAAATTCATTTGCACGTTTCACTGATAGAAATGGAAATGTCTTTGGAGGCATTAGGGGAATGATAGAATTTATCAAAGCATCAGGCAATGACTTTGAGAAAGATACAGTTGCATCTTTACTTGAAATTGGCAGGAGAATGCAAGAGGAGCAAGGAAATGTATATGCTCTAAAAAATGACGATGTATTCCAACAAAATTTAGAAGTAATACAAAAGCAAATGGACAAGCTCAAAAAAGTTGGTGCAACAGAAATGGATATAGTATCTCAAGCTGGAGCTGCTTTGTTAGATGCATTATCATTTGGAATGGTAAATATTGATACAACATTAGAGCCATTTGAGGATGCTCGTGGTACATTAGAGGGAGGTGCAAGAGCATTACATGATTTAGCAAGTGCAGTTACAGTTCACAAAAATGTATTAATTGCAGAAAAAGCTGAACTTGAAAAGAATAAAGACTCTAGATTAGACTTAATTCAAGCAAAACAAAATGAAATAGATACAATCAATGATTTACAAGCACAAATTTCACAATATCAATCTCAGCTAAGTACTACAGTAGATAAAGAGAAGGAACAAGCACAGGCTATAGGAAAGATAGATGAATCATTAAAAGGTACATTGCATACATATGATATGATTACCAATCAAGCATTGGTTTCATATAACTCTAAATTAACTAGACAAAACACATTATTTAACCATCAAGTTCAAACATTTGATAATCAATTACTACCTATAATATTGAAATATATAGGTCACTTAGAAAAAGCAAGTGGCCAGGAACTAATTAATGAAGATGGCCTATATGACACACAAGAAATATTAAAACAATTTTATGATTTTGCAACACTTGATGAAGCTGAATTAACAAAAATAGATGAATTTGCTAAAAAGTGGCAATTAGCTACAGATGAGATAAAAGATGCTTTATTGGCAGGAAAAGAAGTTGAAGTAGTACAGGCTACATTAGCAAAGGATGCATCAGAAGAAGATATATCTGCTTGGGCAACAAAATATAAACGAGATGTTGAAGACTTAAAGGCACAATTAGATGCTCTTCCTGATGGTGGTACTTTAGTACAAGGGGAAGATGAGAAATTAATAATAAATTATAATGCTCAGTTTGCTAAGTTGCTAGAAATGTATGAAAAATTTATAGCAAATAAGCCTGTAAACTTTTTTAATAATATAGCAGAGGCATTTAAGACAACTACTTCTATACTAAAAGAATATACTGATTTAATGTTTGATGTTGCAAATGCAATAACTAGAGTTACACAGACAAAAATTGATATGGAAAGAGCTACGATCAATAATACACATGCAGATAGAATGGAGATGATATCCAATATAAGAAATGATGCTGTTAGAAGAGTATATGAAAAGAAGGCTCAACAACAAAAAGAAAAAGATGAAAAAGAATTATTTAAAAAGCATAAGAAAAATCAAATAGCAATGGCTAAAATTTCTGCTGCTCAATCAATAATGAATATTCTAATGGAACCAGCTCCACCAGGAATGGATTTTGTAACTGCAGGCATAATAAGGGGCATACAGACAGCTCTTGTAATTGGAACAACAGATGCACAAATACAGCAAATAAAAGCACAAGAATCATTTGCTAGAGGTGGACTAGTAACAGGCTCATTACATAGTGGAGGTGGAGTGAATGCAAACCTTGAGGGTGGAGAGTTTGTTTTAAATAGAAGAGCAACATCTAACATAGGTGCTGATGCATTAGATACTTTAAATAGTGGTGGTAGATTGTCAGGAGGAAACCAAGTAGTGGTAAATGTTACATTCCAAGGAAATGTAAATTCTTCTGATTTCATTGAAGACGAAGTTATACCAACAATACAAGATGCAATACAAAGAGGCATTAGCCTAGGAGAAAATTAATGGCATTTTTAAATGCAAATTTTGAGAAAAGCATACAATCTGTAGATACATCTATAACTATGTTTGTAACTTTAGGGCAACATGATAGTAATGGATACCCTTTACCTCAATATTCATATGCATTTGGAACTCTAGAAAAAAGCATAAAAAATATAAATTATAATGAGAATTTAAATATATATCCATATTTATTAGGTAACTTAAATGTAGGTCAATCCTTAGATTTAGCAAATCGTAGACATATAATATCGAATGTATCAGTTAAAATAGCAAATCAAAATATACATTCTATTGGTAATCAATCTGGTTCATATGAAAAAACATCAGATGTTTTAATATCAAAATTCCCAAGCCAACAAGGTACTCAGTTTAACTCTGCAATAAATTCTCATACAGTTATATGGCTAGTCACATCTTCTAGTGAAAGCCTTTATGATTGTGTACCAATCTTTAGAGGGGTGGTTAGAGATGTTAGCTACAATAAAGATAGTGTTTCATTAAAACTAGAAGACCATGTAGCACATATAATGAATAGGGATATCCCAATAGGTAAAATGCCTGATCAAAATAGAGGGGAATTAAGTAATGGTTTTTCATATTACATAGAAGATGATATGAAAAATAAAGTTGTCCCATTAACCTTAGGGACTGTTAGACATGCAGAGCCAATATTTTATAGTGATGACGATAGTGCTATAGAGGTTGACGATGAAATAGGATCAGTGGGATTTGAATCAACCTACATGGTAAACGATAGAGTAGGCAGGTTTTTCCCAAACAGCAATATATATTTATTAGACCATAGCTTAAATGACCCAGTAACACAACTAGATTATATGTCTCAGGGTGGGACTAGTGAAGACAATATGGATGCTATGTGTCCAGAATTTGAATATAAGTCTACATCTTTAACTGTTTTCAGAAATGAAACTTGGCAAGAAGTAATAGATGTAAAAAACTTTTTTGTTAATGCAGGGATTGAAATAACAGATTACTCTTTTGATACGCTAGAAACACAAGAAATAAAATTGACTTCAAAGTGGAACATTGATGATGATTTAGGTGTGCCTATACCAGCATCTACTATAGCAAATGATGCTATATATTTTTTCCAAAACGCAGAATGGGAAGAAGGGCAATGGTTAGTAGCAGGAAGAAATACTACATGGCAAAGTTTTGGCGATTTACTAGAGATATATCCTGACGATCTTTTAAATAATGTAGCAAATATTTTACATTGGACTACTGACTATCAAGATGGGACAGGGGAAGGTAGTTTTCTTGCATCAAATGAATGGGATGAGCAATGGGGTACTTTCAATCCTAACAAAGGATTATTTTCTGGCTACGAAAGCATTATAGAAAGTCCTGCTTTAATGGTTGCGAAGAAAGAAGATTGTCTCGAATCCAACTTTGGTTTTAGCGTTTATTCAACCCAAATATTTGAGTCCTTTATAGGTGCTACTTTATCACAAGACCATTTAGATTCTATCGAATTTGATGAATGGGTAGTCATGTTTTACTATGATGTTGGCTTTAGAACTGCAACACAAGAACTTCAGGAACCAGCATTAGCGATGTTCCAAGATTCAAATGGATTTTATATAGGTGGGAGTAGAAGCGTAGCTGCTCAAATCCAATGGCAGACTCAATTTCAATACACAGATGATACTGTAACAATAGATAATATTTTTGAAGATGGAGAAATGCAAAATGGACAAGATTGGGTTAATGATGATAATAGTTATTGGTTAGCAGCTAATTATTGGAATAATAGTGCAGCAGAAATGGTAGATGAATTCCATCAAGATACTGCAACAGATTATGTTAGAGTTAAAAATAGAATTGTTGTTGGAGATAAAGATGGATGGACTTTAGGAATACCTAAAGGAATGGGTTTTAGAATAAATGGTATAAATTTTATGGCATGGTCAGGAGAAACTGGCTATCCTATTAGCTCAAATTGGCAAGGTGGAGTGCAGTGCAAAATATATGATTTTTTAATTGCTTATATGATAGGTCAAAGTGGAATAATTAGAGACCTAAGGATACTAAGTAATGGAAGAGGCTCAGGTATGACAAATGGCAACGATCCATTAGTTAATCCAGACCATAGTATAGTAGTATCTTTAGAGGGAAGTAATCAAGCAATAAATAATCCTGTATCTATGATAGTACATATACTAGAAAAAGAATTAGGTATCAATTTCAATCAAGACTTATCACAGAACGTGATTGATACATTCAATAGCCATAGTGAAGCTGGAAACCTAGGAGACTATTTAGGCCACGATAGTAATGCATGGGTTTTAAATACACACCTAACAACTAGGACTAAGACACAACAAGTATTTGAAAGTATAGCTAAAAATTCATTATGCCTACCAATAATAACGACAGCAATTGATGGTAGTTTTGATTTAAGATTTTGGTTTTTAAAAGAAAGATTTGAAAATATAACAACCCCTGAAGTACCTGTGTTTGGATGCACTTTAGATTCAGATGATATAATAAACTTTAACCCATATGCTACTGTAAATGATGGTTCATGCATATCAGATGATGGAGGGCAGATAATTCCAGGATGCACAGATGATCAGATAGGAGAATGGCCAGATGTAAATGGATATTGTAGAGGTGGTGCATTGCCTTTTGATGCTGAGGGAGACACTGATTTACTCTATGCTCATAATAAATGTTTAGAAAATCCACAACCATCTGGATTAAACGATGGCATTTATGGATACTTTTCAAGGAATTTTAATCCTGCTGCAACTATTGATGACCAGACCTGCGACTATGTATATCAAGGTGGATGTAATGAACCTGATGCAATCAACTATGACCCAAATGCAGAATGGAATGATGGAACTTGTGAGTCTGAACCTTACATACCAATAGGCTCAATTTATGGACATTTTGATATAGTAACTAGATACCATACTCTTACTAGCGATGACATAGGTGAAAATAATTTTCCTACTAGTGAAATATATCAAAACCCATCTGGAGAGTATAAAAAAGATGCTATTGATTATATAATTAAAGATCAGGTGGGAATGTTCCAAAGAAGTTTTGATGTATTTGCAAAACATATGCTAGAATGGGCGTATCATATTATATATAATTTTAATAGTTTTGGAGCATCATTAGATGGAATATCATCCCAAGATGCTATGCTATGTCTAATTGGCTACAAACTTGAGATTTTTACTAAAGCTGGAGGACAGCCAGAGGGAAATATATATCATAGTGTTTTAAGAAATTATTATTACCTACCTAAAGCAAATGATTACTATAGTAACCCTGATGCACTTTTAACACAAGACGTTTTTACTACTTATCCTTGGACTGGCTATACACAAGTTGGTAATTCTTGGGAAGATAATATGTGTCCAGGTTGGGATGGGAATGGAGTTAACTCAACAGCAGCCTGGAAAACCTTTGTTAATCATTTAGTAGAAATAAATCCTTCAGATATAGTAGAACTAGATATACCCAACTACTCTTTACCATATACTGATATTAGAACTATTGAAGAGCCTATGAATTCCTCATACACAGGAGACCCTGATGTAAATATGGAAATATATAGAGCTTGGACTTATCTAAATCAAGAATCAAATGGGGATTGGGAACATGCCAAGCTACATATTCAAGCAGTAGACCCTAGTGCTTTAACAGGTTTATACTGGTTAGCAATTAATGGGGGTGGATTAGCATATAGCACTGATAACATTAGTAGTGAATATGAACAATTAGGCTTATCTAATAGTAATATTGAAGATTATAATAAAGTAGATGAATTAGTCTTAATGAACTTATCATATTGTTCTACAAGAGACTATGGTACTTTTGATGATATGAGCCTTAATTATATTTGTCCTTGGCTAATAACATCTGCTAATACTTATTGGGAGCAAAATGGATCTTGCCTTTATAATGGACTAGAAGATATGTCAGAATGGTGCAACCTTGCAGATACACAGGATGGTTTAATTTTAGAAGAAATATCAATAGATGAACCTATGGCAGTTGCAGATTATCCTGGCGTAATTGAAGATATAAAAAAAGAAGTATTTGTATGTAGGGGTGGAAAAGCTAGTGCTGCAATTATAAATGAAGTAGCTGTAGAAGATAACTATAATATAGCAGAGCATCTTTTCAAGGTGGCTTATACTGAGAAAAAAGGAATAACAGCAACTTCATTTCAATCTAGTTCAAACGAATATGAAAGATATTATAATACTCCTGATATAACTGAGGTGCTTGATATAGGTGTTGATTTGATTTGTGTAGATAGTGGTGGAGGTTCCATATATAATATATATATGGAGGAGCAATACATGATAGATGCTCCATTTGGAAGTATAGAGGCAGAAGAAGCTAGATATGGAGCTGGCTTTAATAGAGCTAACAATACAGAAAATTTAAGAACCACAGCTACAACTAGGGATAATGATACTGATATAGATAGACTTATAAAATCAAATGAAATTATTGATTATAAAATATATCAATCAAAAATATCTGATGTATGCTCAAGAGTAAAAGTTCTATTTGATAGAGACCCAAGCTCAGGAACTTACTATAAAGAAACAGAATGGGAGTATTGGAACGAGCCACAAGGAATATTGCAAAATTGGATAGAAATTAATGGAACTGATCCTACTGGAGAAGAACTTCTAGATTACTATACAGCAGATAAAACAGGATATGATGAAGATGGAGTGCCTTCAATATATGCAGCAACATCTAAAGTTATACAACTTGATAACACTGATCATCTACCAACTGCAGAAAAAGTTAGAAGAGCATATTTAGGTCAAAATATGAATCAGCACACCAAGATGGATTTAACTTTACCATTAAAGTATACAAACATAGAACTTGGAGATTATGTAGGCTTAGACTATTTAATTAGAAATGAAAATGCTTATGGCGAAAACTATAGTCTTGATTATTATATGCAAACAAAGAATCAAGATAACCCACAGGGTGTACATATAACAAGAAATGGTCAAGTTATATATCCATTATTTATAGTTGAGAAAATTAAATATAGTTTAAAGAATGTTAAAATCACAATATCTCAAGTACACGATTGGACAGGGGAAGTAACTACAGACTCTGAAGATTCTCCAGATGTGGGCATATCTACACTAACTATTGAAAACTCATTTGGTGGAGACTTTAACAATTCAATATTTGTAAGTAAATATGGCGCAGATGGCACTTTATACCTAAATCAGAGTACAACAGAAAATATGGTTGGTGTTGTAAATAAGACTATATTTAGATTTAAAAACACAGCATCATCAAATGTTGATCAGAATTGGTATTTTGAAATACAAAAAATGCATCCACAAGAATCAGTTCTAACTACAATTACAATATCAAACTCAATGTCTAATGCTCCTATAATTTTAAGAGATTATCATGGAGACACTTATAGTGTTGATTTTTTAAATAGCGACAGGCAACAATATTATCATATATTTGATGAAGTAGGACAGTATAGAGTTAGAAGTAAGAATCTATTTGGAGATACAAGCGACTGGTTTACAATAAATATTTATGACCATTTTGATGCTGGATATGACTATCAAACAAACGTGCAAGATTGTGTTAATATAATTGCTCATGCTCTAGGGAGTGACTTAATGGGGACTTATCTTGTAGACTTTTACAATGAAAATCAAATGTTTGGTGGTCCAGAAGCTCCCTACAATGAATATGGAACTCAATATGAATTAGAGGCTTCTGATGGAAATTTTGATGGTAATATTGATATTTTAGACATTGTGGCTTTAGTTGGGAAGATTTTAGATAATTAAAAAGGGAGATTAATTTTATGGCATATGGAGTAAAGAATATTGACGACAATTCAAGCCATATAACTGCAGGAATAAAAATAGAAGGTTCTTCTGTTATTTTGAACCAACAAAAAGTTCCAACATTTTTAGGTATAGAAATATTATATCAAGGAGATATTGGTATTTCATGTTCTTGGTGTGATAAACTTAAAAATGAATTTCAGTCATCTAGTGATAACTGGATATTATGTGCATCAAATCAATCTAAAAAAATATTAATATTTAGCACAAACGCAGATGCAAACATGAGATATAAAGATACATCAACACTTCCTAATGGTGGAGAATTATTTAAATTTAGAAATTTATCTAAAAAACCTTTTAAGTTAATAAATGCTATAGTTGCATTAGATTACAAAAGTAGAATAATATTAAGTCCACAGTATAATATATCTGGAAATAGTTTTAGTAAAGACTTAGCAACATTTGAGGACTCAGATGAAATAATTGCAAATAAGGAGCAAATTGTTAAAGTTACTCACTATAGAAGCACACATAGAAAAACAGGTTGGGAAGTAAATAAAATTAAAGAAGACGTAAGAGATATAATGATGAGAAAAACTATAACTAGTCAATCAAACATAAAGCAAAGAGAAGGAGGTAGTTACTAGTGCCTAGTGGTAACATGATAGATAGAGGACAAATACATAATCCAAGATTTTATGTAGATCGTGGAAAGTACTTACAGATAAAAGGATATAGACATGAAAATTATTTTAGTGATGGGAATGTATTTAGTACTCCATCAATTTCTACATACAATCTTAGTAACTCAGACATATACAGATTGACTGACTTGAACCCATTAACTCCTGTTATTATAAATACTAGAGATAGATTTGAGCCTATAAAGTTTGTTGTTTGGTGTGGTAGTGTTGATAATTATAGCATTTTAAACAACCTTCAATATGTAGCATTTTTAGGACATAACCTTAGGACTGCAGGTGCATCAGTCAAGATAGATGTTTTAAAGAATCAAAATAATGTTGCAACATCAACCTTTAACCTTCAAAATAGTGGCTATGTAGAAGGATCAGATGTAGAGATTACACAAATAATAAATTGGGGAAATGATAGTTTAGATAGTTATAGTCCATTGGATGGGACAACGATGGTAGAGATAGACACTCAATCATTCACATTAGACCAGGTAACTGCAGGAGAGTATGACAGTGGAACTTACAACTTAACTCAATCAGGTTTAGACCCATGGGGATTACTTATAACAATAGAGCCTGCGATCAGTGGACAGCCATTCAATGAAAACGTATCTCTTGGAGCATTTTCTTATGGGTCTTATTATGAAATGCCCTATTCTCCTGATTTAACTAGTACATTTTCAATAAAGAGTGAAGGAGTTATTAAACAGAAAACTATAGGGGGAGCAACAGTTACGAATACTTTATTTACTGGCCCACCTGATTGGCCTGTAGACCCAGCTAATAGAAATATGATGAGGCCATTTTCATATAATACTAATAAAATTTTAAATAAAAATGAAGGTAGAAGAGTCTGGGATATTTCTTTCACTGCATTATTTGACTATGATATATTTTCTCCAAACCCTGATTTATCTGCTTCACAGGCATCTGATGATTTTTATACAGTCTTCTTATCTAAGACCCTAAATGGTCAATTGCCATTTATTTTTGAATATAATACAAGAACAATAACCTCTACTGATGAAAATGATTTAGGAGAAGATTCTCCTGCTTTTGGAGACTATGGAGATGTTATAAATGCTGGAGAGCATATTCCACATCACTTTTTAATTAGTAGACTTGTAGATGATACATTTTCTGCAGACCAAATAGCTCCAGGATTATATAGTATGCAATTTAGTATAGAAGAAACTTGGTAAAACCTATCTTTTTAGGTAGGTCAAGGAAAGGGGATAGTTTTTTTAACGATTTTCTATCCCCTTGGATTTCCTTGTGGGAGTAAACTACATATTTTTCCACTCTAAAGCAGGACATCTATCAGATATATCCTCATAAGGTATTTTTATAAAAATCTTATTATTATCAGGATATGAATCCCTTTCATATTGATTAGTATTTATAAGGTCTATCAATGTCTGTATTGTCATTTCATGACATAACTTTGACGTGGTAGAATATATAAAGAATACTAAGTATACATTACTACTATCTTCTTTAAATGTTTTCCACCACCATAGATAATTTTCTAGGTCATCTATCTTCAATCTAAGTATATCATGACATCCTTTTACCTCTGAAAATATAAAGTTGCCATTATCTACTATTATAAAGTCTGGCATCTTCCTAATCTTGTTAGGTATTTTCATAAATGTATGAAACTCTATATTCTCTGTTTCCTCAAAACCAAATGGCCTAACAAACTTTTTAGTTTTATAATAGTACTCTTTTGCTTTCTCAGATGCTAGACTTGTTGACCTTTGCTTATAACTTTGTTTATAATTACTACTCATTTACTTCTCCTATCCTCTCTAAGAGAGTCTGTTTACCATAATTGGCTATTAATAAGGCATCACTAATATTAAATGTCATTTTTATATTAGGATATATAATTTCTGCTTGATCCCTAAGATACCTTTTTCTCATTCTTCTAGTTAACTTACTTGGTGTACTATATATGTCCATCCATTTTCTAGGTGCTACATATTCTACAGGTATATCTTGTGATGCTAATATACCTTCCCATTGACCTAGGTTTTGACCAAAGCTAAATGTAGATACTACACCTTGTCCTGGAAATGCATGTACATGCTCCATAAAACAATACATATTATACCTATCTCCATTAAGTGGTAGTGACTCAGATAATTCCATAGCCATCGCACCTACATCTTTTGGACATCTAAATACTTCAACTTTTTCTGTATAGTCTTTTATATTTATAATTGCTACACCACCATTCTTACCAGGGTCAATTCCTACTATAGTGACCTCTTCTTCAAATACCAACTCATCGTTGAGTATTAAATTTCCATCTTGCTTCATTGCTATTTTCCTTTCTTTCTTCTTCTAGTGAATTATATAACTTTACCTTATCTCCATTAAACCCTAATATAGCTTTACCTGACGTACCATATCTAACCTTAGATGCTATCAACTCTATTCTATTCCTACTAGAGTCTTTATCTATTAGGTTTACCTTATAATGGTAATATACAAAAAATACATTTTCTGCAACTTGCTCAATTGCACCACTCTCTGCTAGATCAGATAACCTAGGCCTAGCATCGCCTCTACTTTCTAAGCCTCTATTTAATTGAGACAACAATACTGCTACACAATCTTGTGATTTTACTAACCACTTATAATCATTGCATATTTTTTCTAGTTGTAGTCTCCTTTGGTCAATCTTAGTATCAGGTGTAATTAGCTGTATATAGTCATCAAATATAATGTCTGGCTTAAATTTTTTAACCTCAGCTGCTGATTCTGAAAAAGTATTTAACTTGTCAAACATTAAAAAATTATCCTCATTATACTTTTCTTTTACTACGTTCTTTACCCTAGATAGCTCATTAGCACCCTCTAATCCCCTAATTAAGCCATTTCTAATGTCTAAGTATGATAGAGTACCACTTTCTAGAATAAATAGTTTTTTCAACATTTCTACATTTGTCATTTCTCTGTTAAAAACAATAACTTTTAAACCCTTATCTACACAATGTTTTATAAGATTTATCATAGTTGTTGTTTTGCCATGGCCAGGCCTACCACCCAATATAGTAATCTCACCCCTTGTCATTCCACCAGATAGCTCATCTATACCTGAGAATCCAGTCTTTAATATATTATAGCCACTGGTTTCTATGCTTTTTATTGTCTCATCTAATAAAGAATCTATATCATCTTTTTGGCCTGGTTTTAAATCAATGAACTTACCAAAGGATGTATGAGCCTCACTAAGTAATGAATATACCTCGACATTATTAGAGTAAGACATGTCTACAAGATTTCTAGATTTAAATATTAAATCCCTTAATAGTTTTTTCTCATAGACTTTCTTAGCATACTCTTCTACCATGGATGTATAGTTAGCCTCTAGGCCTGTTATATAATAAGCATCAAGACCAATCTGTTTATCTTGGCTAGTTAGCTTAGAACATATAGTTACTAGGTCAACTTTTTCTCCACTAGAGTGAGCCTCTCGTACCTTGTTCCATAATTGTTGATTTTTCTTACTATAAAAGCAATCATCTCCCATTAAGTAGGATGATATTTTATCTATAGTTGTTGAGTCATTTATTATTGTTCCTAATATACTATTTTCTGCCTCGATAGAATGAGGCAACTCCCTTTTATTTTTCATTTATTTCCTTTACCTGTAAAATATAAACACAGGATTTGTCACATTTCTATTTTTAGTTTCCTTTACCTTTACTTTTATTATCTTTTTCATATACCTTCTATTTCTCCTATCCTTTTAAATATAAGATATGGTATTTGTGGCACTATAGAATTGCCCATAGCTTTTATTCTTCCCTCTCTATCAGGAATCATTTTACCTACTCTTGACACTCCTTTAGGTTCGTGTATCCAATTGGGTATCCCATTAGCCACTCCACCCAATCTGGGTTTAGATAAGCTACTTGTGTGCTTTTGTATTCCATTTCTGCCACTCGACTTACTAGATCGTTCCCTTTCCAGTTTTTTGTCTTCCTTCTTGCATTGTAATCTGAGGCTACTGGGGTAGGCAACAATCCATATTCGTTCTCTTTTATGCCTAGCTCCAACTTCCCTTGCTTGTATACATTGCCATTCTGCATCATACCCTGCTTTGGCAAGGTCGTTAAGTACGACTGTGAGTCCTCTATGAGTGAGAGCTGAGACATTCTCAATAATTGCCCATCTAGGTTCACATTGCCTAATAATTCTAAACATCTCTTTCCAAAGACCTGACCTTTCTCCTTCAATTCCTGCTCCTTTCCCTGCCATGGATATATCTTGACAAGGAAAACCCCCTGTCACTATATCTACTTTTTTATAGTTGATTTTTCTAGGTGTAAGCTCTCTCACATCTCCATATATAGGCACATTCTTGAAATGCTTCTGTAAAACAGCATGGCAGTATTCATCTATTTCACAAAAACCAATAGTATTAACGTGTTCTTTTAATGCCCACTTAGCTGATAGAGAGAACCCACCTATTCCACTAAACAAGTCCAGAAGATTCAGCATCTAACTGATCCAATCTCTTGCAAATATATCTCTGTGTTGCACATGCATAGCAATCTTCGTTATCACATTGGACTCCAAATATATGCACATGTTCATCTTTGTAGTTATCCCAATCCATCTTTCTTTCCTTTCCCTAAGTCCCTTAGGTTTATTTTTTTCTTTCCTCATCTACCTCTTAGCACATTTGTTCTAACCATCATACCTTTAGGCTTAGGGGTATATTTGGAAGTTAATAAATATACGTCTATTCTATCTAATTCTTGTTTTGATAATAACTTTCTTTTGTCTTTATGTCTATTATATATATCTTCTAATATATTATGACAACTAGTAAATTGTTCTCTCCTAGTGTACTTTATCTTTCTTCCTACTTTGGTTTTTTTGCTTATCATTTCTATATTCTTCTCCTACTAAAGCACTACATGGCCAAGTATATCTCTTCTGCCAATACTTTATTTTTTCCCAAATCTTTTCATTCATTTATATTATACTCCTGTAGTTTTGTTTTATAATATTCAGTCCCTGCCTCTCTCTTACAACATCTCGTGCAGATTGTAAGTGGGTCTCTAGTATAGAAACTAGATATGGATGGGTGAGAGTGCCATAAGAAAAAGACAGAGTATGAATATTGTCTACAAGCCTCGCATTGGAGTCTTTGCTTTTTATTACCTATTGGTTCTAACCATTTTTCCATCCTTAATTCTCTTTTTATACCTGTAAAATGTAGCTCTACTAACACCACATTTACCACATATAAATTCTTGGGATAGTCCAAAGTTTTTATGTAACCATAGGCACACTTTTAGTTTAAGTGACATTTTTCTCATCTAAACCTCCTAAAATGGTAAGTCTTCTAGTTCAAAGTCTCTAGGTTCTCCACCATCCCACTCTTTAAATGATTTAACATTTAAAGATGTAATGGTATTACCCTCTTTGTTCTTCCATTTTACAACGTCTAGTAAAGCATCAATTGGCTTACCAACAAGATCAGATGCATCTAGGTCTGGAAATTTAATAACTTCTTTCTCTTGACCATCTATAGTTACCTTAATCTTCTCGTTAGTAGCATTGATAGATGAACATAAATGTAGATACTTATCATTACCACCTGAGTTTTCAGAGAAATTATCTTCAGGTTTAGGCATCAAGAATTGAAACACACCTTGTGCTTTAAATTTCTTTCCTTTAAATGCATCTCCTTTAACCTGCTTATTCTCCAACGTATCTGCATCTTGCACATTATAAGTTCTATCTGAATTATCTGCTAATTCTACATAAAAATTATAAACTTTAGCTTTGTACTTTTTCCTAACATTAACCTCTTGCACCTTTACATCACAAATATGACCTCTGTAAAATTGCTTTGCTTCAGGTCTAACATTACCTACATTTTTCTCTGGATCGTAGAAATTGAATCCAGCAGCTAACAAATCATCTATTGTTGCCATTTATTTCTCCTTTTTCTTTAGTTGTTTTATTTTTCTTAACGTAGCATCGTAATTGATTGTACTAATAGATTGGTCTTCTATGCCACTTAGTATTTTATCTGCTACAGTAGACTCAATACCATCCATCTCTTCCTTTATAGCACTAACTTGCTCATCGCTTAGTGCATAGTCCTCAATCTGTTTTCTATAAACATCATCACATATATTGCATAGTCTATTTACAGCTCTTTTAAAAGCATTAGTATTAGCACTAGCAACATTCTTGTCAATGTCTATAATGTTTTCTGGTATGTGGTCTAAGTTTTTCTTGAATTGTATTCTAGCAGAACCTACACTACCAAACTTTCTAGGTATACTAGAATCAACAATACTTAACTCTCCTGTTACTACACACCATTCTGATCCTAAGAACTCTACGTTCTTTATTTCCCAACTCCAAATAGGAAAATGCTCATTGAGTTGGTCTCTCATGTACTTTTCCTCTACATATTCTAAACCATCTGGCCTACTTTTAACGTAAGGCTTTGGAGTAGTATATGAAGATATCCTCTGCTTTTCAGCTCTAATGGCAGCTAACAGCTCTCTATTGATAGCCAACTTGCTATCTACCATTTGCTTTGGTGTTACACTTGCATTCTCTAGTCCTGGAGGATTTGCTAGAGTTTGATTATTATTACTCATTTATTTCTCCTTATTATCTTCTTTACATTTAGTTAGATACTCACAATATCTACACTCCCAATCCATTACAGGCGATATACCTTTTTCAATATTAGGTAGTCCATCTTTGTGAATATCTATTGTTTGTTTCCAGAATGATATAGCATCTGAAATTCTTTCATTAGGTACTTCTAATTGTTTCATTATAGATGTATTTTTATTGTAGTACAAAATATACATACCATCAACTTTACCATACACCCTTTCTAGCCAAATACCATAGGTAGCTAATTGCAACTCTTGATGTATAGAACCCTCTGCCTTATCTTTATATTTCTTAGAGAACTTCATCTTGTAAGACCAATCATTTATAGTTTTAAAATCATACAAATATACTTTTTCATCATTTGTCAATATTACTAGGTCTGCAAAGCCTCTTACGTTTAAGTCATCTAGGTGCATCTCTTGCTCTATCAAAACCTCTTTAATATTTTCTATCATAATACCTACTCCTAGCAAAAGCCTTTAACTTAGAATCAATCTTTCTCTTAGGCCTAAGCAAATAACTACCATCTTTCATTTTTATAAAATCTTTCTCTTCCCATTTTACTAGGTTATACTCTACCTTTGGAAATGGCCTAGGATTATTGATATTCCAAAGCTCATCTAATCCTGTAGAAAGTGCAATTGCAATGTAACCTTTTAAAACTATTTCAAATATTATCATTTATTATTCCTTTCAAAACCTACTTAAAGTAGGTTTTGTATTATATATATATATATATAGTATATATATTATATATTTTCTTTTGGTTCTTTTCTTTTGAATTGTTGTAGGGAATCTTGTAAGTCTTTGTGTATCAACGTACCTATTCTAAAGACCCTCAAGGTCTTGCTATCAATCTCTTCTGTCTTGGTAGCTTTCTCTATTGCCTTGTAGTATATTTTCCTGGAACACATTCCTGCACTAGATGCTCCATAAACATTACCTTCAGGCATCTTAGCTCTAATCTCTTTTAGATCAGTCTCATTGGTTTTTTCTAGATATTCTTTGTAGATTGCTTCGATATTAATAGGTTTCATATTGAGATTTCCCTTCCTTAAAATTGTGACCCCTTGCAAGTCATATAATATAAACATTTTTCAACAAACCACAAAACATTATTTTCATTTTTTATAAAAATCTCAAAATAATTTTTATAATCTCAAAAATATAATTGGTAAGTTAAATAATATAACGAGAGTGAGTTTTTTTCTAGTTAAAAAAAAGAGGCTAGAAATGATCCAGCCTCTTTATTCTATTTAGATGTTATTCTTCTGGCCAATTGGAATCGATACATTCATCTTTTACTATCTTTCCATTTTGACACATGAAAATGCCTGCATATTGCATTCCTGGCTCATCATATCTAAGTATAAATCTTAGTGATGGGTATTTCTTAGAGCCTGTGAGTATTGCTCCTCTAGGTGGTGACCAAGCAGAGTCGAATCTATAGGTAAGCATTCCTAATTGTTCTGCCATGTCATTGCAATCTGCTTCTACGTTCCACTTTGTTCCCCATATATCAGAGATTGTATAGTTATCAAAAACACCATCTCTTTTAATAGGACAAAGTTTTTCTAGGCATAAAGAAGTTTTATTCTGTTTGCTATTCACATTGCCTTTAAATGTTTTTAGCTTTTCTTTATCGCCATATATTTCTAGTTCATTAGTACACCAGTTAGGCATATTATTCTCCTTTCTTATATACTTCTCTTAGTGATGATAGCTTACCTGTTTCTTGTTCCCACATTCTAACAGGAATAACTATCTGATCATTACAACTACCACAACACCTATCATCTACGATAGGTGCTGCGTTGTGTCCTTTATCCCAACCTGTAATATCAGGTTCTATTCTATCTTCACAGAAACAACATTTCATTTATTTAACCTCCCTTGACAGAAATTGTAAAGACTTTTTTCTTTAATCTAGCAAACAATGCTCCTGAGCCATTGCCTTCGTAATCACGAGATGCATATATTCTAGTCCCATCTGATAGTACTAGAACAGCAGAACTTTCTGTTTCGTCTTCCCAACCTTCCATCTTCTTATCATTATCATTTAGGTTTTCTATATCTACTATTGTTAGGCCTATCATAGTAAGCCCTCCAATTCTTTTTTATAGTTTTCTTGCCTATCTGTTAGCTTGACTAGTTTCCACTCATCTTCTTCTTTTTGCTTTGCCCAAGCTATATCCCAAACATAGACAGAACCATACTCATCAAATAGACCAATAGTGCTTCCCTTGGTATGTATGAGTCTAACATTTCCACCTATCTTATTATCTTCCATAGTGCCAGGAACATTAGCACCTAGCTGGGTTGTTAATAAGTGATACCCCTTTTTGATATCACTCGTTTCTATGTAATCATATTTCATTTTATGACCTCCACGATCTGTTGTGTCTTGTCTCCTGGAGTATAGCACATCATACAATCTATACAACTAGAATGACAATTGACGTTTTCCCCATCCCTAGTTACATTATTGAACACCTTGTCAAAATGCTTAGGAACAGATTGCATTACATTATCTAGTTTCTTATTTGAATAAATCAATATTAAGTTACTAGGTTTTCCTAGTTCCCTTATTGCTCTAGCAACTAAACCTTTTCTTTTAGTCCATAGAGCAAAGGTAACTTTAGGTTGGTTATAAGCTATGTTGAATAAATTAACACAATGATTGTAGTTAATTAGTTCTCCATGACTATGAAACCTACCTACAGGAGCATTACATCTAGGTAAGTACTCCATTGGGTGAACTTTTTTAGACAGGTAATCACCAACCTGCTTGAATTTAGGGACACAATTCTTTCTAAAAGTTTTGAGCATAGACATTGAATAACAACTTGAACAAATTGTATCTTCTTGTTTACTCATAGCTTTACAGAATGGATTGCTAGTGGTATCACTATTTAGACTAGCAATACCACTTAGCTTTCCTGAGCCTTGCGACCACATTCTACTATCCATCTAGTAGAATAGTCCCTGTGTACTTATTTACAAATTTAGCTAAATCATTTTTACTAGCTTGAAGTCTATATACTAATCCTACTAGTCTAGATAGCTTATCTTCTAACTCTACTACCTCATCTTTAGCTTGTTTGTTTATTCTCTTTATGTAATCCCACCTAGCCTTATCTTGCTCTTTTTGTATGCTTGGTTTTAGATATATGTATATACCTAACTCTTGAGCATTCTTTAGAGGAACACTACCATATGGATAGGGTCCAGTTCCAGGCTTTGGCTTTCTACCTCTAACTACTAGCTGCCATTTAGTTCCATAATCCTTCATCATCTTTCTAACTTCAGCTATGATAGCTCTATTAGTTTCATCATTAGGGATTCTGAATAAGCAGTTGTAGTTAGGTCTAGGTTTGTTAATCGTGGACATGATATAGTTTACCTCCCATCTCTAACAATTGCACTGTGTCTAGATTGATTATTCTATAGCCTTTCTTGGTCATATCGTAGACAGTCATATAAGAGTTAGACTCATTATGAATAGGTTTACCTGTACCCTTGATGCCTTTCTTAACACCTAGTCTGCAGTTCATAGCCCTAAATGTTCCATCTTTTTTTAGGAATAAACAAGAAAATATCTTATTCTTATTCTGCCTGATCAAAGACTCTAACTTAGTTCTATGTACTACAATAGGATTCTTAGCTGCGAAACTATTACTTGGATTCATTTTTTACCTCTCTTTCTACTATGCAAGAACTTATCTTTATTGACTAGCGATTTTATATACTCGTTATAAGCATCATTTAGGTTATCTGTCTCTCTTACTCCACTAATTAAAATGTATAGTAAGATAGGCATGAATGAAATAACTAGTCCTGTCTCGAGTTCTGTTAGCATAATTTCTCCTTTAGTTTCTGGTTATTAGTTGTCAAAAAGCAAGAGCTAAACGTAATAGCTTTCTATTGGTATTGATTGACACATCTACTATTATGTTTAACTCTTATATCTAGCAAGAAATGTTCATAGATCAGAACCTGCTAGTAGTGCTTGTGATAGGAATCGAACCTATTATATATCCCTAACGATCCACAAGCTAGAAGCTATTGCTCCCATAGGGCAAAGCCATTCCAATAATAAGGCAAGTTATCTGGCTCTACCCATTTGTATTTACTATAAAAAGAATAATCTTTGTTAAGTAAATTACTTCTATGGCTACTATGAAACTTCTCATTGCCTAGCCAATGTGGCTTAACTAACTTCTTGCTAGTTAGTTTATATAAAGGCATAGTATTTATCATGCCTCTATCTATCCATAACTCTATTGCTATGTTATGATATAACTTTAGATGCTCTCTGTAATCACTCCACATCTGCGTACATGGATGATTATACCAGGCACCATAACCTCTATCAATAGCATTAACCATTTGCATAGCCTCTACTCTTTGTTTGCCTAGACGTTTATCATCTAAGCAAGATAGAGATTTTCTATAATCACTATATGGTAAGAATGTTTGCACTAGGGTCTAGTCTTCCTGAACTTAGGATAGCCACCTTCCCAATCACATTCACTACAATAGTAATCTGTTAGTGCATCTGAATAGTGCCAAGTAGTAATGTCTATCTTGTTAAACTCATCTATTGTGCTATTGTAATCTGCTAGTAGATATACGTTTAACTCTGTACAACCACATTCTGGACATTCTGCATATTCGTATGGATATTCTTCTTTAGCATCTAGAACTTCATCTAGTGCTGGTTTTATTCTTATCATGGTTACCTCTATTTGATTAAGTCTTCTATTATATCTAGATTGAGGCAATCGCAAACGTGAGTATAATAACCACTAGACATAAATAACCCTGGTGGACTTGGGTCATCATAGTAATAACCCTGCCCACCACAATTGCTGCAATTATCATAAGCTAATATAGCTAGGTCGTCTAGTTCACATTCATCTAGATACTTATCTATAACTTCGTC